ATCCGTACTAACAATTTCTAAAATATCATCATCAATTAATTGTTTAAAAAATTCTTTACGATTAAAATTATCAGATGTTATTTTATTAAAAGATTTATCATCAACTACCAAAGTCGTAAAATCTATGTAATATTTTTTAGCCATCACTATCCCTTTCTATTACTTCAAGATGATTAACAAGCATATCCAAACCATCACACACACCTTTATATTCTGCTTGTGTTTGGCTATCGTTAACCCATTCATCATCAGATTTAATATCTATTACTATATTTTTTATTCGTTCTAGTGTTATAGGTTTAGTCATCATCATCCTCCTTATCTACATCAAATCTAATCCATATTGATGCACCTGCTTCATCACTAAAGTGTTGTACTTCTTCATAATCAACGGGTGCATTTTCATCTAACCATTTGATAAATTCTTTTTCATTCATCACTCACTCTCCTTAATTAATTCAAATTCAAAGAAACTTTCATCACACTCAACACATTCGTAGGGATATTCCCACATAGAGTTGGTGTTATCTTTAGTTACTTCACATTTACAATTTCTACATAGTAATTTTTTAGCCATCTCTCATCTCCTCAATCATGGCATCGATTTCTACTGCACAGAAACCACATACCCAACCCTCGACATCATCATCATATCGAGGGTATCTGTTAACAAATCTACCACTACCAAAGTGGCAAGGTTCACCACACTCTACACATATTTGTGAATCAAATAAATCTTTAGTCATCTCTGTCCTCCGATCTTTCTTTCAGTTGTCTTTCTAGTTCAAGGTTAATAGTTGTTGTTAATAAATGTTGTGCAGATAAAACATCAGGTGCAGTATCGTGTACATAATTAACAGTTACTTCAGTTAATCCAACGGCTATATTAAAAAGTTCTATATTCTTTTTCATAGCTTTGTTGATTACTTTGCATACTTCTTCTGATACCCAATCAGCTTGGTGTTCATCACACAATTTATTAGATTGTTTAAACGGCTTCTTTGATTTTATGTCTATTATTTTAGTCATCACTCATCTCCTATAAAAATAACTTCACCACAGTTTGGATAGCCACTCGAACCCGTAGACCATTCTTCAATATTGTTCAGCCAATAGTTTGTAGTGTCATCATCTCCAAACTTAGGTGTTTCTAATCTTATTGGTAAAGATTTATCTTCAATAAGTTGTAATTTATTTATTAGTTCTTCAACTGTCATCACAATACTCCAAATTTCTTAAAGACCCCTATTTCTACATAGGTTATAGGATCAATTCCATAGATTTCAATAGTTCTACAATCGTTAAACCAAAACAAATGTTCATCATTTTTGTCTACTTCTACTTCACTACCTATAAAATCTTGAATGATTTCTTTATCACTCACTCCCCCTCTATTTTTACGTTCATAGAACGAGTATTCATAATGTTGACAATCTCCGTTAGTTATCTGAAATGTTATTAATGAAAATTTAGCCATTACTCTTGCTCCACTATAGATTTTATTTGTTCATCTTCAATTTTGATAGGGTCACCATTGTTTAACTCATCATAATCCCCCTCCCAAACTTTTTCTTCAGCTTCCTCTACAGAGTCAGCTTCTACAATGCACTCCCATTCGGCAGTAGCATAAGTTGTTACAAGATATTTTTTATTCATCTCACCCCCCAATCTTCAGCAATTATTTTTCTGCTTTCTCGTGTGTTGTCATAAATCCTAACGTCATGTCCGTCCATGCCTTGCACCTCTGCAAACTCATGGGCTTTAGATAAATCGTTAAACTCTCTCTCTTTTATTTTATTAGTAGTTTTATATTCTACTGTGTAGCATTTCATTTTTCTGCCTCACTTTCTTCAAATTGGCTTACGATTCTAATTTTAGTTTCAATGTGTTTATTTAATTTTTCAAGAGCAAGACCATTACAAGCATTGATTGTATCAGCATTGTTACTTGTACTTGCCTTAATTAGAAAATGTCTAACTTGCTCAAGTTCTTGAATGTCATTAACAAAATTTTCCATAATTTACCCCTTTCCTATTTGTTTATGGATTACATAATTTTTCATCATAATAATTTTGAACCCCGTCTTGGATTTCGTCTATATCATGAAATTGTGGTTTTAAGTCCTCAAATATATCTAAAGCTACTAACCTTGCATCTGGTACGGGTTGCCCGTCAGCATAGTCATAAGTTTTGATAGCTTCTTCTATGTCTTTAGATTCTTTCTCGTAGTAATATTCTTTAACTTTACCCATGATTTCCCCCCTCATCTGTGTTAAGTTTCTTAAATGTTATTTCTTTTCTATCATCAACAAATAAAATAGATTCAATCTCTAATTCATTTAATTGATTATTTTCTAAAAAGTAATAAATAGATTTAACTTTACCCATGATTTCCCCCTTTAAATTTAAATTTCGCATTTCTTATCATTCGTTTTAATTCTTCTAATCTTTCGTCATTAAAACCTATATCGTTATTGCCCATTTCTTTTGCCCCGACAATTTCTTCCCATTCGTCCAACAAATCATCAAGACAATAAAAGAAATGTTCTTCACTATTAAAAGTTGAATTTTTAGATAATTTAATATTTAAATTCATATCACCCCCTAAAAATCTGCTATTATTATTCTACCCGTATCCTTGCCCGTGTAGTCGTGAATTTTTAAAACTGTTGTATGGTCACATAATTCATCAAATGAGTTAATGTTGTCGTATTCTTCCAAACACTTTTCCAAACTGTCATATTCTGACCACTCGCAACGTATTGCCACTCTGTCAAAGTCGTAGACCTCGCCCGTGTCCTCTTCCCAATCTGTCAGATGCTCATATAATTCTTTTGCACCCTCACGAGTAAAACTCGCATAATCATCAGATATTAAATCGTTAATAAACTCGTGTTCGTATACTAATTGTTTCATTTTACAAATCTCCTATAAATGGTTGATATTATTAATTAATACATATTATGACTACTAACATAACCCTATATGAACACTCTGTCAACAAAAAATATAAAATTATACGGAACACCTATAAACCATTGATTTTGCTAGACAATCCACGTTTTTTTCTTATATTATTTACTTTAGAATGGTTCTAAATAGGGTTTTTTTCTTGCCTAGCTGTACTCACCCCGTTTTTTTCTCTTGACATATAGTATTAATTGTGGTAGTCATACAAAATCATTTCTCCAAAATGGTGGAAACCCCGTAGTCTTCCCTATGTTGACACGGGGTTTTCTTTTTTATCGTTTGACATTCTAAATTCTTTCGTGGTATAAAGTATCATACCCAAATAATTTTAAGGGTGTCTAGTTGATAATGATTATCAGTTAGAAATTAACTATTAAAAGGAGAAATGTAATGCCAAATTTATTTAAACAAGAACTAGAAAGATTAGGTGTGGTGGACAGTCGTAGTGGGTCACTAGCTAAAGCTACGGACAGAATGCACTCTGCTCTTTGTTACCTAGACCCTAGCCAAGCTTTGTTAGTGAGAAAGCTAATGGGTGAAAAGTTTTTCAATTATATTAATTGGTATGGTAATACGGAGGACTTAAACTCAGACATAGGAGCATTGAACCACTTCAGAAATGCTTGTTTGAATGACAAGAAACCAAAGGTGTCCATTGGAAAAGATATAGGCGACCATATTCATCAGCTAGAACTACCATTTAAATAAACTCAGTTCCTTCCAACGAAAGCCCATAGATTAATTTCTGTGGGCTTTTTTTGTACCTTGTTTTTTTCTTGGGTAGTTATATTTACCCCGTTTTTTTCTTTGTATATACTAGGCGAGAGGCACGAGTATGTATGTCATAACCAATCTAGGCTACTTCTACTTGACAACATCAAAGTGTGTGATATAATAAAGTTGAAAGGAGAAATGATATGATGATAGAAGACATCATAGAGAACTTCGTAGAGTTGTCCAAGAAGTACGATTACTACTTGGAACACGGAGTTAATCTAAAAAATCTAGGCATACCTTTCTATATGACAAGACCTAAAATAGTTTGGGTGTCTAGTGATGTTGACGAGTTTGACCAAACTTGTGTCGGCATTCAATGTGATAAGAGTATGGGTAATCAAGGTGTTTTTGAGTGGCTAGGTGATGGCTACACCGAAGTTATGCTTAAAATAGACGAGCCTTTTTACTCTGATATTATAGCCGTTAACAAAGGAGAAATGGTATGTCAAAACTAACACAAGAACAATTAGACGAGCAGGCATTAGCAGAGTTAGAAGCTGGTAATGTTGACGAGGCGATTACTACAAGAGGTGGCAACCCTCAAGGTTTTTATAACCGGTTCGGTTTTTGGTCTTCGCAGAAGAAGTTTGATGAGTGGTGTGCCAAGAAGGGCATCACAGATGAAGACCTGATGTATATGGACGAGTAATCTAAAGTTCCTTCCTGAAGAAAGCTCACAGTTTAACAGCTGTGGGCTTTTTTTTGTGCCTTTATTTTTTAGGAGTGGTTATATCTACCCCGTTTTTTTCTTTGTATCTATTAGGTATGAGAGGTCAATAGATGTACTAGATGCTCTGTCAGGGCTTTTATTTGGGCTTGACAACGGAGGCACATGTGGTATTATAAGGTTGAAAGGAGAAATGATATGGACGTACGATTAATCGCATCGGCTTGGGCTGACTTCAGTTGGAAAGCAATTCAACACATTGAAGACCCAGTCTTAAAACACAAGCTGACAAAATCATGGGAAGACTTCAGTAAGAAACACCCATTGGTTTAAAAATGATCCCCACGAGTGTATGCTTGTGGGGATTTTTTTTGTGCTTTTATTTTTTGGCAGTAGGGATGTGAACCCCGTTTTTTTCTTTGTACTTTACTATTCCGGCTAGTCTATTTACTCACTCACGGGCTTTATATCAAGACAAAAAAAAACAAATAAGGTATTGACATAGGTTTTTAGTGTGCTACTCTATAATTGTAATAATAATCAGAATAGGAGAAATGATATGATTACAGAACATTTTACAATACAAAATCATGGTTCAGTTATTCTACTTGAACCATTAACCGAACAATCTAAACATTTCGTAGATAACTACGTGGCTGACGATTTACAATGGTGGGGCAAAAGTTTTGTTTGCGAACCTGGATACTTTGATATGTTAGTAGACGGCTTTATGCGATACATTGGTGACCCACAAGACTTTCTTACTGAGTATTACGAATCATATCCGAGTGGGGAAGTTTATGACAATTAAATCAAACATTGTATTCTTTTGGATTGCTATGGCGAACGTCGTGGCAGTCTCTTTCTTTCTTGGTTCAATCCATCCAATACCATTCAATGAAATACCTACGGATACTTTAATCTTTATTACGTGTCTAGTAATATACTTAATATGCTCAATGGTTATGTCTTACTATTGGGCGACCGACCCCGAGAACATCTACAAATAAAAAGACTTCTCCATAAAAAAACCCCAGGGATTAACCTGGGGTTTTCATTTAAGAAGGAAATAGATTTACTTATCTTTTAAATCGTTGCAAATCTTTCTGATGCGACCTTTAATAAATGTACTAGACCAAGCCTTCTCCGGATAGTCCGTGTTGTAGTCTATTTGGTCTATAATACCTTTGAGCATTCTTACTGCCGTATCTATCTTCTGTAGTTGGATGCAGTAATTAGCATACCAATACTCTTTCTTCTGAGTATCCGTATAACTTTCGTAAGTATTAGGTTTAAATTTGAGTGGTAATTCTAATTGTTTCATTATCATTTCTCCATATAAAAGTTAATATTAAAATTACTATTATAGTGTACCCCATACATAATCTTTGTCAACAATTTTTTATTTATTTTCCGACTGTACTTCTACCACAATACGACTGAGGGGGCAGGAAAAAACACTGCACGTATGTGTTATATGTGATATGAAACTCTTAAAAATTCAGCAAAAATCAGACTTATACTACATTTTCTTTGTGTAGAATAGGCCCCCTTGTTTCTGAATCTAGGGTACCCACCACCCCCTTAGAAAATACAGCTATCATAAATTTGCCTCCTTCGAGGCCCGGCCGCACGTCGTAGTGTTTCCCACTAGTTTGACAAAAGAAATCGACATCGGTAAACCCAGCTTGTCTACCCATGCCTTCAAACTCTTCTGGGGTGTAGTGTTTGTAGTGAAACTCATTAACCGGAGGGAGCTGGTGTGGCCTCACTCGTTCGTTCGGTGATGAGCAGATAAATAAATTTGTTTTTTCTCCGGCTAGATCAAAGACACTCTGGGCAAGGTCAGGGGGTATATGCTCAATGAACTCAAAAGATACAACTGCATCATAGCTCGCCGGTAGTCGATCAGGTTCTAGCTGTGTAAAATCTTCGACAATATAATTAACTCTTGGGGCTTTCTTCGCAAAAGCTTCAAGATATACTCCGTGAGCTACAGGTGATTTGTCAATACAGTCGATACCACAACTTAACATGTTGTGCATAATAAAAGAACCATAACCGATCCCGCAGCCAATATCTAAAACATCACTAGGTTTGGGAATAGTTTCTTTTATTTTCTTGCAGGCAAAGTTATATCGTTCCAAGTGATCCGGCCGAATGTTGTTGGGATCCATAATTCTTTCAGCCATTAACTATTCCTTTGTGTTGACCATAGTTTATCAAGTAAGTAATACCAACATCCGTTGATACATGGTTCAAGCAAAGCCACAATACCAGACTCAAGTAACGAAGCACCAGTCAACCAGTAGACAACATTCATAGCTATAACTATATGTCCACATGTATAGATAAAGGCACGTCCTAAACTTGTATTAATCATGTCACAACTTTCATAATACACCCTTGTTTCCATGAACGGGCTAACGGAACAACCTCACGATTGTAATGTTCACACCATTCAACCAAAGCTTTCCACTCTCCCTCCTTCCATTTAGGGTAAGGAGAGATTGGTGAAGGTAAAAGATCGTCAAATCGTATCAAAGTACCAGCTACAATTTGTTCATTGAGTAATGTAAAGATAGTTTTTGTAGATTTATACAGATCACAATCAATATTCATGAATGATATATGTCTTTTGTGGTCTTTTTTCCAAACAGGGATAGTATCTTCAAACCAGCCCTCATGTAAAACCACGTTTGGTACTACTTTGGGCAGCTCTGACACAGCAAAATGCCCTTTCTCAACAACTTTATGCCCCATAAACCATTGTTCTGGTAGTCCTTCAAAGCTGTCAAAACCATGAAATGTTACTTTTTTATTTAAACTAGCCAAATAATTTATAGATTTTCCTTCATAGACCCCAAATTCTACGTAATGTCCCTTTGGATGTAAAATATTCTGCATACAAAACTGATATTCCATCAAACGATGGTCTAACAGAACCATAGGGGTGTATAAAAATTCTTCAGGTTTCATAAATATGCAGTCATTCTAATTTAAAACTTGTTATCCGTCAATAAATAACTTATAGTTTATAAAGTTTAGGTAGCTACCCCTTTCCAGTGATACATTGGCTACCTAAACTATCACAGGTATACTAACAATAGTGGTAGGAGTAAAACACTATGACAAAAAACGGAAAGAATCCACGACCACATGTCTTGTATGGACATATGAAAGAGAAAGAGCTGATAAATTTAATTAAAGAAACAGCTGCGACATACAAAACAAGACAGGGAGGACGAATCTATGAGATGAAACAGGAACTTGAACGTCGTCGTATGCTTACCCTAAAAAGAAAAAACCCCGAAGAGTACGAGAGGAGAAAAGAAGAGATGCTAGAAAGACCAGCCAAACACAAAATGTTTGCAAAATCAACATTACCCAGAGGCATGACTCCAATGCAGGAAAAATTCTGTATGGAATACGCAGCTACTGGTGATGAACTCAATGCCTACAAGGTTGCTGGGTATAAAGAAGATGACACCAACGGACTAACCCGTCGACGTGCCCGCCAGCTACTTAATAATAAAAAAGTACAGGCTCGTATTGAAGAATATCAAGAACAAGCTTTGAAACGTATTAGCTGGACAAAAGAAAAAGTCCTGGAAAAGATGCATGAAGTATATCAGAACTCAATAACTGAGGGAGATCATACAAACGCAAACAGAGCTTTAGAAAATATTGGGAAACATTTAGGTATGTTTGTTGATGTTTCTAAAATTGAACAGAATATTACAACATCGGAATTATTAACGAACGATACCGACAAAGACATAGAACGTCTGGCGGATGTTGTAGGACTAAAGATTGTAAAAGGTGGAAAATCCGAAAATACCGATAAGTGAGTTAGCTTCTGACGAGACGACCAAGAAAAAACTTCTTCAAAAACTAGCCGCCCAATCTCTTGTAAAGAGTAAAGATAACTTTTTAGCTTTTGTAAAAACATTTGCTCCAAAGTTAATAGCTGATTTCAAGATGGGTAGACATATCGAAGTTATCAGTGAAAAATTACAAAAGGTTGAAGAAGGAGAACTCAAACGTCTCATGGTATTTCTACCACCTCGTAGTTCTAAATCTGTTATCTGCTCAAAATTATTTCCGGCCTGGTACCTAGGCAGACATCCTCAACATGAAATCTTGTCAGTATCTCACTCTGATACCTTAGCCTCAGATTTTGGACGTTCCGTCAGGGATCTGGTAGGTTCGGGTTTATATCAAAATGTATTTAGAGGAGTGAAGCTAAGATCGGACGTACGAGCTGCCGGAAAGTGGCAGACAAACCAAAATGG